CCTGACACAGCCGATTCGCAACACCCCGACGGGTACCCTGAAAAATGGTTAGGAACCACGGGCAAAAAACCCACGTCGGGTGATCTAGATCTTGATTCAAGCGACACAACCAAAGACGCTTTACAACAGCGATTGACCCAATGGTGCATCAGTCACAATTTTAAACCACAAGACTACGTCAAAAAAACCGGCAGTATTGTGCATTTCAAAACTCCAATCACGGGACGCCCCAATCTGGGCTATGTGCAAACAGATTTTACATTTCTGCCAAAACCGCCTTGGGGTCGATTTGTGCTCAGCGGAGGAAGCGGTAGCCAGTATAAAGGTCGCGAACGCAACGTCATGATGAACAGTATAGCCAAAAGCATGGGCTACAAACTAAATCAAAACGATGGCATAGCCGACCGGGCTACCAATCAGTTGATCACCGATGATCCAGACAAGACAGCCAAACTATTGCTCAACCCTCGAGCCACTCGCAGCGATCTGCGCAATGTAGAAACCATACTAAAAGCCTTAGAGAAGGATCCCAGACGTGATGCCAAGTTGGCCGACTTCCGCGAACACATGAAACGTGAAGGCATTCCGTTTATGGAGAATACTGATACCAATCCCTACATCGAATACAACGAAGTCAACTTCCTGGCACGCCTGCGTGACCGTATAGTGAACCAGGGCATGCAGAAACTGATCGAAAGTGAAGTACAAGGTGGCCGAGCCAAAGGCCTAGAACACATCGAAGACTATGTGTTCCGTAACGGCAGTGCCGGCATCAAACGGGCCATGGATATCATACGTCACACAGCCGCTGACACCAAATCTACAACCACAGTCAAATGGGATGGCAAACCGGCCCTGGTATTTGGCCGCGATGCTTCGGGAACTTTTATTTTAACTGATGTTGCTGGATTTGGGGCCAAGGGCTACAATGGTTTGTTTACCAGTCCGAGACAGGTCTACGACCTACTGGCCTCTAGAGATGCTGATGCCCAAGCCAAAGGATTACGGGCCACACGAATCAAAGAACTATATCCTATATACCAAAAACTATGGCCCTTGTTGGATGCCGCAGTGCCCCAAGACTATCGGGGATTTTTCCAAGGTGATCTGTTATACACCCAAACCCCACCATTGAAGACTGGCCTTTATGTGTTTCAACCCAACGAAATAGAATACCGAATACCAGCTGACAGTGATGTAGGCAAACGCATTGGTGCCAGCCAAGTTGGTATAGCCATGCATACCCGATACGCTGAACCCGGGGCACCCAAAGAACCCATTGGCAATTTTAAATTCAACCCGGTTGAGGGGTTGCTATTGTTGGAACCAGTGTATGCCAAGAAAAACATACTGCCGGATTCTGACACACTCAAAGAACTCAGTGCCATTTACAAAACCCACGGAGCCGCGATAGATCAACTGTTTGATCCGTCTGAACTCAGGGCACTGCAAATAACCGATCTACCCAAATTGTGTATAGACTACATCAACAGCCGAGTGGGCTCTGATTTCAGCGATCTGGCCGAAGGCTTTGGCGAATGGTTACAACGCACACAGACACCAAGAAAGTATGCCAACATCTACGAATACCTGACCAGCCCTAGAAGCAACGTGACTGGTCTGGAAAAGGCCTTTGAAGCTTGGAGCCTGTTGCATGACATCAAGATGGACGTGTTACAACAGCTGGATCTACAACACCCAGGGCAAGAAGGCTGGGTCATGGCCACTCCAGCCGGTATGGGCAAAGCAGTAAATCGCATGGCCGGTGGATTCACCGCGTCTAATCGAGCGAGAAACAACCCAAATCTTTAATTTTTGAACCAAATCATAAATAATAGTAGGACCTCTGAGTCCACATATAAAGGAGAATCAAAATGGCATATATAACCGTAGTTTCCGGTGGTGCACAACCGGTATTCGCAACAGACGTATTAAATGGCAATCCTGCACAGTCTGGTAACTTAGCTAATGCTGCTGTTACCAACTTCCAAGGTCCTAAGTTAGACTTTTTCTCATTGATAGCTAACACTTCATTGGGTACCGCAGGTGCTGGTAATGCTTCTGGTTACGTTAGTAACGTATTACAAGCTATCCAGCAAATCAGCACAGTTGCAATGTATCAAGTTAGCCCAGCCAATCCGCAGATATTAAATCTTGCAATTTATCCAACTGGTGCTGCTAACACAGCTACATTGGTAGGTTTGGCTCAAACAGCTAACGCAACTGGTGGCTTGAACATTGGTATTCCAACTGCTAATGTTTACGCAAACGCAAATTTTGCAACTCAAGGCACATACTATATCGGCTAATAGCTGATCTAGCACGACTTTCGTCGTTGAAGGACCCCAGATTAAAACCTGGGGTTTTTCTTTGGCATTAAATACACACATTAAGTGCCATTGATGAGATTTTCTTGTACCACTCTATTTGATATTACTGCCACAGGTGTCACTGGACACTTCAAATCAGCACGAGTGCCTTTCCAGGATCGCGCAGGTAATAATATTGAAGACATGGCCGATTGGAACAGATCGCGCAATCAACAACGCAACTGGGAAACTGTGAATCAGATCATCGGTATGCGTACACAGATTTCAGATTCAACTGTGCCTGTCAGGACCGGAACAGCCTGGAATTTTGAATTTGAAACCGAAACTCCTGGAGTGTATGGCACCGATGACGATCCAGTGGCCGTGTTGTACAGCGATGCAGACGGGGTTCCCATGCTGACGGATCTAGACAATCGTAGAGATATTACGGCATTTGTCGTGACACAAGGGCCCGAACAAAACATCTGGTTCAGTCCTGTGACACTAAATAATTCATGAGCACGACAACCGAAATCGAAAAGAAAAGCCTAGAAGCGCATGTGGAATTGTGTGCCGAACGCTACAATGCCTTGGAAGACAAAATGTCGGTCATGGCTGAAAATATCGCACATCTTTGCGAGATGGTAGCAGAAGTCAAGGCCAGTGTGAGCAAAATGGGTGAAAAAAATACCGACAGATTGATCGGTTGGGGTGTGGGCATTATTGGTTTTTTGGCTGGATCTGTGATTTACCTGATCTCGCACTACGTTATTAAATGAATACAGAAAAAGATTTTGAACGGGTTTTCCGTAACGAATTTGTTGGCCTCATGGACAAATTGATGTGGCGCAACGATGACGGTGAATATCGGTTGTTTGGTCGTTACATGATTATTCCCGAACCCACGGGCTACAGAGTATTTTGTTCGGCCACCGATGTTGGGGTTTTTACCAGCACTCGCACAGCCCTCAGTTGGTGTCTAGCTGACAAACACAAGTCCTATGCTCTGGCACGAGATCTGCTGATGCTGGATCAAAAACTAGGGCACATCAGCAACGACATAGCCGTGCGTGCTGCTATAGGTGATCGCAGCTCGAGACCACAGTTCAAAGAAGATATCGAAATCAAACTGGAAGGCAAGATGATATTGAAAAAACAGATCGAACTTCAATTGGCCAAATGTGTCGATCAGGCTAAATATTATCAACAACGAGGATTAGATAATGAAACTGCAAGAACTGGCCGCAAGCCCAACAAAACAAGCCGCTAAGGTATTCGAAAGCTATTTTGGCAGTCGCGTACAACTAGACAACATGACTCGCAGTCAGGCTCGCGGGCTATTGAATCGTGTGCGAGGTTTGATCAAAGAACATCGTGCCACCAAAGAGTTCCATCACAGCGAAAAGAATCCCAGCTATTTGAAATTGGTCATGATGGAATCGGTGTTGTCGGCCAAGATGCACGAGGAAGCCACAGTCGCGATGGCTACACCAGTTGGTGCTACCACACCTGCTACATCGACTGCCCCATCCGCTGCACAGACCGCAGGTCTACAAGCTGCACAGATACAACAAAAGAAAAAACAAGACCAAGATCAGATCACCCAGATTACCAAACAGATCGAACAATTGACAAAACAAAAAAGCCAATTGCAACAGCAAATGAACAATCCAACCATGGAAAGCCGTCACAGTCGTTTGTATCGCCGTTTACAAGAAAGCGAAATACAGCAGGCACAGGTAGTGTTGGCTGCACAAGACATGGTTGACCGTGTGCAAAAAATGTTGGAAGATGTGACCAGCATGCAGTTCAAAGATCTACCAGCCTTGGTTGATCAGGTCAAAAACGAAGTCGGCATTGAGCAAAGTGCTCAATTCAACACTGATGCCAACGCAGCTTTAGGCGGGCTGGTACAAAACTTACAGGCCAGCAAACAAC